AAACTGCCTATATATCATTAAAAAGAATTCATAATCATCAATTTCACCATAGTTCATTCCTGCATCATGAAGTACTAACTTAAAATCAGATGGAGTACTACAGAATTGATAAACTGCATTGAGATATTCTTCATCACCAAATGCCTTGATTTCCTGTAAAAGAGGTATCCTCAAGCTGATGAAATCATTGATACAATAACTCTCACCACATAAAAATTTCATCTTATACATTAAGCTACCTCGACACTATCTGCGCTTTTGGTAACGATGGTTGCCATCTTCAATGCTATTACTTTTTAAAGCGTAAAATTTCAGATTACGATAATAAAAATTGTAGTTTTCAAAAACACCTTCTTGCTCACCAGCAAGTTTCAAAGTCAAACCCATAGTATTATTCCAGTTGAAAACTTCGATAATGTCACCGCCCAAAATATCTGTACGCGTGCCTTTTTGTCCGGGCACACGTAAAGTTGGGAGTGCACATATAATTGAAAATATTACTTCAACACGTTTATACAAAGGGTTATCTGCAATATCAACAGTATCAACTTTTACACCTATAAAATTGCCAACCTTTTCTTGTATACCTGGCAATTTAATATATGGAAATATACATGTCCACTCAGCAGTATCTGGTTCTTCTGGATTCATATCAGGACAATCCAAAACCTCAATAATGTCTGTATTGGTGTATAACTTTTTAATGATTTCATCTTTAAACTTTGTGATTTCAGCCAGTTTATTTGCATCTCTCATTAATTAGTCACCTCTACTTCCACTTCAGCTTTAGATTTGCCGGACTCATCGGAAAATTCCAGAATGATAGTTTTACCCGCAAGACGCATATCATTTTCAGCAGTTAATAATAATTTATTACCTTCAACAGAATATGTAATGCCTGTTAGTTCTCCGATATCATAAGAAACTTTCCAAATGCCAATAACATCTGAATTAACAAATTTGCCAACAAATGCTTTTGTAGAGCCACCAACTCTTATGACAGGAGAACCATAGTAACTGATTTCAGCAACACTAAACACATCAGTGGTTTCTGCACCAGGTTCAACATAGTCACATATTTCTAATTCTTTATTGTCTGTTTCTGGATTATATAAGTCCTGTTCTAGGTTTAAAATAATAAATCCTGCAATTTCACCGTCACGGTCATAACGCTGTGTCATACTATCAACAGAAACAACACGGTAGGTTTTTGGTTCGTCGCCAATAATTTCCATCATAAAGCGTTTGCCGATATCAATCAGTTCACTTTCTTTTGTAAATGGTATCTGCACGCGGAATTCACGTGTAGACATTTCCATCTTCTGTGTTGTTGATAAGTTGGAATAATATGGTTTTTCAACAGTTGCCCACAATGAAAATACTTTTTTTGAAACAGGGTTTTGCCAAGTAATCTGACGGTTACACTGCTGCATATAGCCACGGGTGATAATATCATTATCCAAGTCACGCTGTGTTATCAGCCAGTGTGACCCATTCCAAAATACAATTTGTCCAACATCAAAATCTTCGTCAGGCATTGCATAAATAGTTTTTGCAGTAATCTGCTGTGTATTTACAATCAGCAGATTGCGTGGAACATCATCAATCTCTACCTTTTTAAAATTAGGGGAATGTTCTGCAAATTGATGTATCTGATATTTTTCCATATTGATATATTGCTCATGTGGATTCGCACCAAAAGCAGAAATACGTTTACGATATCGTGAAAGCATACTTATACCTCCTCAATATCTTCTTTAATATCTTCAATCCAAATTCTATCAAGGAGGTCATGACATCTTAATATCTGTTTCCATAAAACGTCATGATTACATTCATTTTCTACAAAGAAATTTACAATATTTAAAATATCAATATAACTTCGTTCCGTTTTTAATTTTGGGAAAGTTACAATTGCTCCTTTGATTTCTATTGCAAGATTTTTTGCATAAATAGGGAAACTTGCGGGAGTTTCTTCATATATATATAGCATTTTATGAATTTTACCATGAAGGATTTCAATATATTTTTCTATCATAAACTCAAATCCCCCAAGTCTGCATGATTATATGAATAATCATTTATTGCATTTTTAAAAGCATCAACAGCATCATTATAAAGTCCACGTTTTTGTGACATAATTTGCTGTGGTGCAAAAAATGTCGCATCTTTAAGATTCATAAGATTATGCATTGCGTCTGCTTTATAAAGTTGTGGCTTCAGCCACTCTACGACCATGCCTTTAACAATAATCTTGATAACTTCATCATCCAAGTCATTGTTAAAATGAAACAGAATATCATCACGGTCTGAAAGGTCGATGAGACAAACCCTGTCAAATTCTGCACAAGCAGCCCTCATATAGCCATAAGCGTTGTTGACAATTTCTTGGTCAGAATAATTCAGCATTTTGTAGTCATCGATTTCGTCAAGAAAAGACTCAACTACGGTCAGGTAAGAGGTTGCCATTATTGCCTCCTTAATTAAGCCTGAAACAAGTCATAGCCAATAGCTTTACCAAGTTCACGAACCACAATGATGTCTCTAAGGTCTCCGTCTTCAATCATACGTTTTGCTGCAATTGCAAGTGCTGTTTTTGCTTCTTCTGGCATAGCTTCAACCTGTGCGACAATATCTTCAAGTTTCTGTTTAAACAGTTCATCAAGATTTGTCAGGTCAACAAAGTTTTCAAAATATTCTTCGACGCGCAAATATTTAATAACATCTGCAGCATTGTCACTTACAAATTTAATCCATTTATTTTTGAAGAATCCACGCTGAGTATTTCTCATTGTAGTCAGTTCTTCAACAGTCATAGGATTTGTCATACCCAAAGAAGGCCAATCAATTGTCTCATTTGTTTTCTTTGATGTATAAGTCAGCAAACCGGCAAAGTTACTCTGAACAGTCACAATTGTGTCAGGAGTGATTTTTTCAGCAGCTTTCATATCAGCAAACTGTTTAAGAATTGCAGCAATTTCTGCTTCAGAAAAACCAAAAGTGTTTACAGGTGCCGCAGGAGTTTCCATAACTTCCTGTACAATTTCTTCTACAGTTTCTTTTGGAGCTGTTTTCTTTGTGGTTGTTTTAGTTTTTTTTGTTTCAGATTTTGGGTTTGTATTACTCATTTTATCTCCTTTTATTTCCTACAAGAAAAGAGGGGATATACCCCTCTTTGTCTTAATTATCTTTATTATTCAAATGTGTACATACCAAGCACAGAAGAAAGAACTACCATACAGCCGTATCTTTCAATGTATGTATATTCCTGAGAAAGGTCAGAATTTTCCATAGAACTCTTTTCGATGATGATTGGGTCACCTTCGTTAACGAATTTAATGAACTGGTCATCAGCTGCTACAACCCAAACTTTGTTGTCAGGGAGCATAAATTCTGTTGTACCTGCACGGTGAAGGTTTCTTACAGATGTCATTTCGATGCCTTTAAGTCTGCCGTAGTGGCCGATGTTGTAAAGGTCAGATTTAGCTTCGTCAGAAACATCAGCTGTAGAAATTTTTCTAAGAGCAGATTTAGTACCGATAATTCTTGCTGGTTTGCCTGTTGCAGCTTCAACATGTTCAGCAAGTGTGATGAGTTTTTCTTCATCATAAGAACCAGCAATTACATATGTGTCACTGAGAAGATTTGTTGCTTTGTTAATGCCAGAGAAAGCTGTGTAGATTTTTTCATATCTTGCTTTCATAACAGCCTGAGCAACTTTATCCACAAATGTGTTCCAAGAAACACGACCAGCAAGGAGACGGTCAAGTTCTTCATAGATTCTGATGCCGAATGTTTTTACTGGTACAGCAACTGTGGATTTTTCACCAATTCTCTGTCTACGAGGTGTGCCGATACCACGTGCCATTTCAGCAACGAAGAGTTCAGAACCACCTTCAACTTCAAATTCGTTGAGGTCGCCATCTTTCATATTGATATATTCAACACGGTCGTTCCAGAATTCATTACCGGAAAGGCCTTCTTCAACAACCTGGTTGATAGCTCTTGTAACAACTCTGAACAAGAGTTTGTTATCATATCTTGGGTCAATTTTGTCAGAACCGCCGTTGAGTTCGATAAGTTTATTGCGGAGTTCTGTTTCAGCATCTTTGCCGTTTGTAAATTCTGTCTGTACTCTGTTGTAGTAAACATCAAGACCAAGTCTTACAATATTTTCCATATTTTAATCCTCCTGTATTTTGTAATTAAGCAACTTTGATTACGTAGTATGTAAGAGAACCTACAACTTCTACGTCAATGCAAGTGCCAAGTGCGAGTGTGCCGTCTGCAACGATTTTGCCGTCTGTTACGCCCATTGCAGCACCTTTTGTTGGGAGAGATTCACCAAAGTATTCTGCAGTAAGAGAGAATACGTCATTTTCACAGAAACGATAAACACGAAGTGTTGCTTCTGCGTCATTTACAAAGTCTGTAAGCTGAGATTTGCTTTCTTCATACATAACTTCTGGGCAAGCAACGAGATACATTGGTTTACCTTCTTCGGAAGCAAGTGTTGCTTCAAAAATTTCTCTTTCGCCAGCTTTAAGGCCGCCGAGCTGTACAACAGTACCATTAACAATTGGTTCTTTAGCGCCTACAAGCACAGCGCTATTAAGTTTTGTGCCGTCGTGTGTGCCCTGCATATTGTCAAGGCGAACAACTGGATATTTAGCCATATTAGTTTCCTCCAATAATTTTTAAATTAAAAAATGTTGCCATATGGATTTTCTGCAGCTTTAGGAGCAGAAATTACTGGCAACACAATTGATTTATTCTTTTCTTTTTTTGTAAATTTTGTATGCTGTTTGCCTCTAAGAGCAAAACATTTTTCTTCAAGAGTTTCGGCAGGCATGTTAAATGTGCCATTTTTAAATTCTTCTACAAGCAGCTGGAATTCAGATACTTCTTTCAGGTCTTCAAAGTTTTCAAAAACTTCATTGATAGCAGTGTTATATTGCTGCTGTTCAATGTTTTCTTTGAATTCTGTAAGAGCCTGAACTTCTGCATTATCTGTAGAATGATTTTCTTTGTATTCATCAAATTCTTTAGTCATTGCTTCAAGTGTCGCATTGATAGTGTCAAGTTTAACAACTTCTTCACTAGTAAGATATTTCACAAATACTTTTTCTTTTGTGCCGTCCAATGTTGCTGTACCTTCAGATTCAATAAATGTATAAGCCCATCTGAAATTCTGAGATGACCATTCACCGTTATAAATTTCTTCAGATACATAAGCAAAATTATCATCGAAGTCAAGCAAGTAATATGAAATACGCTCAACAACGCAGCCATCATCATCACGTTTTACATAATTAGGCAATGCGCCTTGGATAGCTCTGCGCTTTGTTTCATATGTGGATGTGAATTCTTTTGTTGGTTCAACTACCACACCTTCAACTGCTACGCCATCATCTGTTTCTTCTACAACAGTGCCTTCAACTGCACCTGCTTCAAAAGATTCTTCAATTACTGTTTCTACTTCAGCAGTTTCTGTTGTTACAGCGTCCACATGAGCAACGTCTGTAAATTCAGTAGTAACTGTAGCTACTGTTTCAATTCCGTCAGCTGCTCTGTCAAGTTCATTCACAACAGCGTCGTTTATAACTTTTGTGTCCAATTTCTCTAATCCTCCTTCTAAACTAAACTGTTTGAGGTCTTCAAGCATAAGAGAGAATTGCTTTGTATAATCACTAACTGCTTTATCTGTACCAATTTGCATACAAGCATCTTCAAAGCAAGGCTCAACTCCAATTGCACACAGGGCAGCAAATTCAAACTCATTAATCGTGCAGCTACCATCTTTTTCTACAGTATAGCTGTCACCATCATAGAGATTGATTTCCATACTTTGCCCAACCTCTCCCTGTGATAAAATGTAGGAAGTAGCAGGAGCACGGTTCCATAACAGAACTTCTGTCATCAAATATTCTGTACCATTAACATCCTCCCACCATTGTTTTGCACTCTCAGGCACTATGCCAAAAGGTGTCGTTGCATTTATAATCTGCATCTTACCCTCGGAATCGGTGACAATCTTGAGGTCGTGTCCACCAAGAGTATTTGTCTCGATGCTATAATTCGCAACCAACGGTACATTTTTCAAAGAGGGGAGAGCTTTATTAAAAGTTTCCTTACTGATATTACTATTGTTTCTGTTGTGACCAGCATAGGCTATTGCACACTGACCATACTTAAATGTTTTGTTGACAGGTTTAACTTGAGAAAAATTCATCTGAAAATTGAGTCCCAATCTTCGTTTGTCCATTTTTTGTTGTCACCACCTTCCATTTTGAGAATTAAAAGTCAATCCGTACTGAATCTGATAAAATGCACTTATCTTTTAATACAGGATTGTTTATATCAAAAGAAAACTGTGATGCTTTTTTAAGGCACCACAGTGGTTTCTTTTCAATATCATAGGTGAGAGACACTAAAGTACAACCTGCTGACAAAAGCATATCTTTTGCTTTTTCATCAATTGTATATATAAACATTATGCCCTCTTTTCTTTATTATTGTTTTTCCTGAGTTTTTTCGCCCTCATCGGTGATTTCTCCGACTTCACCTACGGGACGACCAGCTTCACCTTCAGAATCTGTAGGAGAAGTGCTCATTGTGTTTGAACTCTGCAAAGGTTTAAATCTGCCTACAAGCCCTAATACTTCATTTTCAAGATAGCTCAAACCTTCTGCATCATCTGGGTTTAAACCAACCGTTGCACAGTAGGCACTGATTGTTGGCATACCATATGTCGCAGCTTTAAGATATTGGTCAGCCATTTCTTTTCTGTTGAATGGGCTGCAGTCAATAAAGTTGATTTTAAAATCTTTGCCAAAACTTTGACTATGAAGCAAGCGGTTCAAAGCATCTTCGATACTTTTTACGATGCTAAAAGTAATTGCCTGGTCAGCTTTGATGGAAAGTGCCAGAGCATTTGCGGAAGCTTTATCATTATTAAACAGCAAACTGGAAACACCAGCTTCAGAAAATACAGTGCTTTCTGCCTCTGCAACTTTGTCAACATCAGTGGCTCCGCTTTTATTGAAGTCAATCTTCTCAATTGGCATTGGTGTCAACACGCTGCCAATCTGTGATGGCAATACGCCACTAAGATTTGACCAAAATTCTTTTGCCTTATTAAAGTCCATATCCCAATGGCCATCTGTCATACCAAGACGCATCACAAGCAAAGCATAGTTTTCAAGCTCTGTCTGGGTCAGTTTCAAGTCCTGATAATCTGCCAAATCATAAATGGAAGCCAACACTCCAGCCATAGGTGGTAATGGATAGTTTTTAATATCATCATTCACTTTGATAGCAAAAGAAGTAGGGGAGTCTAAATCCTGATAACGTAATTTTCTATCTCTTTTATATGCATTGTATTTTGTTGTAAATTCTGCAGGATATAGAGGCAAATATTTAGCATTACGGTCAAAATAAGAAAAGTCGAAGTTTACATTCGAAACATTCCCTTCGATGGACGCAATAGTACAATATTCACTTGGTAACTGTTGAATTGTAACGGTATCGTTATATACCCAGCAGGTTGCATAATATACGTCTTCACGTAAGCATACTACAAGAATATCTCTGCCCTGAGTTTTAATATTCATTGAATCAACAAAGGAAATAGTTTTCAGCCAATTCTTTTTCATCTTATCTGGCTTTGTTTTTGTAGTATCAATATTATTTGTACTAATATAGTATGAGAGGTCGGTAAGGCCCGCAAAATACTGGATAATTCTCCAAAAACGAGAATATGCTCCATAAGCATAAATTACTGAATCTCTGATACTTACTTCATTCTGAAATGGGTCTTTCAGATATTCTTTAATCTGTGCCTTTGTGTATTTATTAAAGGTTGGAGAGTTAGGATTGTTGTTCATATCTCTCAAGATTACACGGTTAAGTGTTTTTGCATAATCTTGGCGTCGAGCAGTCCCACCTTTTACCTGTGAAAAATCTCTCTTATTAAAATTAAAATTCAAGCTTTCTTGTGCAGAAGCACTCAAATTTTTGCTTGAATTTTCTTCATCCATATTTATTTTTTTAGTTGCCAAAGGTATCATCTCCTTCCTCTAACATTTGGTGCCCTAAACAATAAGGTATTAAAATCAAAATTATCCGTTTCATCTTCTTCGTTAAGCTGCAATTCAAGCTGGGTAATAAGCCAGTAATTGTACGCCAGACTAGAATATCTGTCTTTACGGAATCCTGCTTTTTCATAAACTCTTATCATATTGCTCTTAGGCTCATATTTTAGGTTGATAAGCTCATTTATCAACAAAGTTGTATTCATATATGGCATCTTCAACATAAGCTGTGATGACATATCTAAGTTTTTATAACCCTTAATATCTTCTAAAATGTTTTCCTCCGCATCATCATCATTGATTAAAAGACGAATTTTACCTTGTTTAAAACTTTCACGGAGTAACAATGCACACTCGGAGTTAAACTTATCAGTTGCTTTCACACTATAAATAACCTTTGGCGCATTTTTCACTTTGCAACGCGCAGCCATTTCATCATTATTTATACAGGAAATAGCAGGGTAGAGAATACTCATTTCAGGGTCATAGATATCACGAATTAACTGGTCATAAACACCAAGACCATTCAATTTTGTTATCCTGTAAGTTTTTTATCTTACAGTTCTGATGATTGTTCTTCTCATCAGTTCAGCATATTTTTTTATCTATATAAGATAGGGCGGCCTCGTGGAAATATTATTTCAATTTCTATGCGTTGCCCCTGACTACGTAGTAGCCTTCGGTTCAGGTTAGCATTTCAGCCTTCCTGCTTAATTCCGCCCAGTTCACCCAAATGTCACCATCTGGGGCGGCAATTTAATTTACCGGCTGTGTCTTGAATCAACCAGTCACAGTCAAATTCGTGAAAATATCGACGTGCAACCAACGCCAATTCATCCGTTGTAACATCTTCAACGTTTTCTGTATAAATTACATTTGTAATGTAACGTTTTGATGTATTTGGAATCAGTTGTGTTATAAAAATCGAAGATGCGTCATTGTCACGCTTTTTTGAACTCATCAAAGCAACGTCAAGACTTAAAATACGTACCTCTCCAGGTTGCTTAGGAGGTATCTTCAATTTCTTATCTGAAAGTAAATTGGCAATTTTAGAGGGATAATAGGCCCTTTCCAATTTACGTAATTTAGAAATATTATTATATTCAAACAAAGCACCATCAGCGGAACCTTGCCATAAACATTCCATTTCCATAGAATGCGTCAGTTCATTAAAGTCACTTTCAGACATTTCATCCGCTAACTGGTCAGCGTCTAACAATCCAGACATAATAGAAAGTTGATATGGCAATCCACAAAGAAAATATCTTTTTGTTGTGTCCAAAAAGTTGTTAGCATAGGATAGCATTTTTGCATATGACCAATGTGCAACAAACCAAGCAGAACTAAGATAAAATTCTTTGTTACGCTCAATATATTTCTTTTTGTTTTCTTTATATTTTGGTTTATCCATAAATTTTGGCTGTCTTGGTGTTGACAGGAATTTTTTCAAAACCATATTGATAATACTGAGGTCGAGCATACGAAATTCATCATATCGTGTGTTATCCTGTAGGTTTTTTATCCTACAGTTCTTATGGTTTCCCATAAGTCCAGCATATATTTTCACCCTCGTTTAACGTTAGGTTTGCAAGATACTACTTCTTGCTCATACTGTCCTATAGACAATAGTGCCGAACACTCGTGGTGGAATTATTCTTTCGTCATCCACTATGCGTTACAATGACAATGCCTCATTACTTGCATTGTTTATCTCGGTATCAGCATATAATTCTTTATCTAATATTTTTTCAAAATTTTGTGCCTCAAAATAAGGCAAACGAATTAATTTAATATTATGTTCTTGACAATACCTAGTCTTAATATCATCGCGGCGTGTAATACTTTCAAGACTAGAATGTGGATTAGCATGTTCAAATTTATTGGCCATATAATGAAATTGGCCGTCAACTTCAATGCAGATGTTTTTATCCTCAATATAAT